TCATATTACCATCAAGACCAAATCCAAACTCAAATTCTGCTTCTGAAAGTTTTTGATCAAGTTCTTCGCTAAAATTGTCATTGTTGGCTATCCATTCATTTATATCCTCATTTGGGATATTTGAAGGGACTTCGATTGTTACTTCAGCATACTTATGGTATACCGCTCTTGTGCTGATTACTACTTTTTTCATTTTGTTTGTTTTAATATTTTTATAATTTTAATTTTAGTACTCTATGACCATAAAAAGTAAAAGTTTCATCAAATGATTTAAATTCAATTAAATTACTTTCTAAATCTATTAATACGGTTACTCTTAAAACTAATCCTCTAGGCATAGGATAATCTAGATCGTCTACATCTATGCATACAACCTTATCACCTACCTGTAGTTCATTGTCATCAACATCGTTAAATATTAGTATATTTTTCATATTGTTTAGTTTAATTGTGTTTTTACTATGTTTATAAATTTAGCAACTGCTTTGCTATTATCTATTTGATCAAATTCAACTTCTTTGATCATTTTTTCACCTTTTTTTACTGACTGCCATAGGATCAAATAAGATTCACCAATTTGAATGTGATGATTTTTTGGCAATGTGATAGATCCGTCAACCTCGTCAAAATAATCGGGTTGATAGTATCCTAGTGGATTAATACCACTTCTAATAAGTTCTAGATAGATTTGCTTTAACATATTTGTAGTTTTAAATTGTGATTTTTGATATTGCTTCTTGAAATCCCCCAACAAAATCGTGTTGTCTGATTCCATTTTGAATGTATCCGTCCAAGATTTTTGCTTGTTCCTTTTTAGTTACTGATTCCGTAGCTTGTGTCAAGTATGTAAAAGGTTTTTTGGGATGTGACTCCATTTTAAAGATCCTACCAACTGTATCCATATATGTGTATATGGTTTGGTTTGTTTCGGGGTTTTTTGCTTGGTTTGTTAGTGACCAAGTCATTGAGGTTTTTTGCATAGTGTTTTGTTTTAGTTTGAATGTTTAAAAATATATAAAAGTTTTTGTCCCACCAAATTTTTGTGGGGTTTTTGTAGGGTTTTTGTCAAAGATTTTTGCCAGGTTTTTGCCAGGTGAACTGGGATTTTTGCCAGATTTTTGGACATAGGTTTTTTGGCAGATTTTTGCCAATATACCCCAAGAAAATCACATTATTAAAAATTTTAATATGTGTTTTCCTGGAAAATATATATAGCAAAAAAATATTAAAATAAATTTTTGTTTATTTTGGTTCCAATTGCTTTATTGCTTTTTCAATTGCCTCAATAATTGCGGGAAATTGTTCCTTTGTTGTAATGATCATAAATTAAAATTTAACGAGCTAAATGTTCAAACCAACTTTTTTTACTTTGTATTTCTAGTTCCTTTGCTACTTTATCCGCTATTTTTTCGAGCGTTTCAGTATAAAGATCTTTGTAAAATTGCAATAGGTTTGCGTCCTTTGGGTTATTCTCTTGCTCTAATTTCAAGATAATTACCTTTAAATCTCTAATATTCATTTTGTTTTGTTTTGGTTTGTTCCTTTGTGCGGATCGAACGCATAAACCTACCAATTAGGCAAAGGATAAAGGGAACTTTTTAGGGTTCCCTTATTATCTACTATCTAACTACAAAACCCGATTGATCCTTTTTTGCGTCCCCTTTAGCTTTAAGCCCTACCACTACATTAACAGGATCGAAATACCTTAGATCGGTTTCGTCGCCATTTATGACAGGGAACCCGTTCCAATATTGAGGCAATTGATCCCCAAAAACAATTGCGACGTTCCCGCCATTTTTTAAAGTTAAATATGCGTCATTTTCGTTTGTTTCAGATCTTGAAAAGGTTAATTTGTAGGTAGAGCCTAAATATTTTTTAATGTGGTTGAAATTCTTTGTATAGTCATAAAAAAGCAAATTATCGTAAAAGGTTTCTAGAAAATCAATACCCGAATACCTACGCAATAGATCTAAATGATCAATATCACTAGTGCCGTTTAAACGTATTGCAATTTTAATACCTTTCTTTATTGCTTTATCGTGTATGCTTAGAATTTCATTAGCTAGTTGAATATAGAAACTAGATCGATCATATCCCCAAAATTTAGTTTTATTGATCCTAGAAAGTTGAACATTAGAAAAACGTCCACGACCTGCTGAATATAAACAAGACTCCTTGCAACCTTTAGACGCAAAAGGGCAAAGGTTAAAGCCCTCTACAGTATTGGCGGGAGCTAAATAAAGTATAAACGTCTCTAAATCGTTCTTGACTGTTTTGCTGTTTGTTGATCCTTTACTTAAAAGGTTCTTAATAGGCTTGTAGCTGTTTTGTGGTTTGTTTTGTGTTGTAGTTTGCATGATAGATAGTTTTGTCTTTTAGTTTTTGTATATGTATTCCATTATTTTATTACTATAATATGAGGTAGTTAATTCGTGCAAAAAATTGTCTATATTATTTTTATCATTAAGATCATAATTACCCGATAAAATAACACGTTTTGTTAAATAATCTAATGCATCAATTTTAACAGCTGTTTTTGTTTTGTTAATTGCAATGATCCCGCCAATTGCATATTCACCAATTTTGAATTGCTTTTTCATTTTGTTTAGTTTATTGTGTTTTGTAATTCTATTAGTAAGCTGTTAGGGTATTTTTTATATGCTTTATCATATGCTAAATGTCTATAGGTTGCTTTTGTTTTGTATTCTATAGCAGTATTGCTATAGGTATAAATTTTAAAAATGTAAATCATATTATTTATATTTTGTTAGTTCTTGAAATATTGTTTTGGCTAATGTGATTAATAAAGTACCGATAATAAGGTACAAAGCAAAGTCAATGATGTTCATAGTTATTTGATTTTAGTTATTAAATAATCAGTAAATAGCTTAGCCATATTACCTAGTATCAAGGTAACTAGAGCCAATGAATAAAGTTGCAGAAAGTTGTCAATGTGTTGCATAATGTTTGTTTTTGTTTGTTATTAATAGATCCTAAAGATAAGGGATTAATAAATACAATGTTTAAATATCTTTAAAGATTTATAAATTATTTTCATTTTTCATTTATCCTGGGTTTACTAAATTCTTTAGCAAAGTATTATATTATCCATTGTTTAATACCTAATTTAATATTATATTAATAATAGTATATTATATAAGTAGTAGTTATTAGTAATATAATTTACTTCTACTATTATAGTAGTAGTATGTATTAATATAATAAGATCAATGGGTTTTACTTTTGCCGTTTGAGTGCCTTGACAATCATTAAATTATTCGTACTAACTTAGCGGTATAAACCACCACCAATGACCAACCGAAACGAGAGGGGACAAGTGCCAATAATATATATTATGTTAAATAGTAGGGGACAAAGTACCTATTTCAATGTTACACCACTGAAGCCCTCCCCCACTCCACCCCCTACCCTCTTTTTTAGCGTGAAGGATAGCATACCTGCCTTGTGCCCCCCAATATTCTGATATAAAACAATGATTTTAACATTTTTAAACATTTGAGATGAAAGATACTTACGGCAAACGAGAGTACACTTGTAAATGTGGTACTAAGACTGATGGATATGTTTGGTTTAGTCAAATCAAGACTACACAGTTTGAATGCACTAATTGTGGCAATTGGTTAGGTCATGATAACCTAGAGAAGAAGGTTACTAGCATAGTTTCAATACGCACACCAACAAAGAATAGATAATATGAACGCACAATTCAAAGAAATAGCTAAAGAGGCTTTCATTATAGCCTATAAGGAGAACTTTGGCAATATCACCATATCATGTGAGGCTTCTGGAGTCGGTAGGACGCAGTATAAGACTTGGTTGAAGGATGATCCTGAGTTTGCTAAGAGGTTGGCTGAAATCGAGCCTGAGGAGATAATGCTTGACTTTGGTGAACAAAAGCTAATGGAGAGGATTGCTAGGGGTGATACCTTAGCGACCATGTTCTTACTGAAGACTAGAGGCAAGAGAAGAGGATATATCGAAAAGACTGAGGTTGCTCATGAAGGAGATGTGGTTAAGCAGATTACAGTCAACGTAGTTAAACCGAATCAAATTGGAGATATTATGAAACAAGTAGACGGAGATGAACACAAAGCGTTACCTCAAGGTGAGATAATCAACTTTGATACGCAAACAGAGCCAGGAATGGTCGTACCTGCTTACAAGGCAGGGGAAAGTGATGAAATCCCACTTTATAACCATGATAAAGGCGAATTATTGGATATTAATGAAGATGGTGAGTATCAGGAGTAGCTACAATGCCTCTATTTCGCATTTTAAGGCGATTCTACGGCTTTTAACCCTATGTATAGTACTATGTGTCCACTTTGGGATTGAAAGGCTTAAATGGGGCTTAAAATAGCAAAGGGGTCTACCCTTGTATAAAACCAAAAGTTTTCTAATGGAAAACACGCAACCAATTTTTTAATTTTTTTTCCTATGTCTTATGAATGTAACCACAAACATCGTCTTCGAAATCCTGCAAAACAGCCAAAAAAAAATATCAGTTATGCAAGGCGGAACAAGGTCTGGCAAAACTTACAATGTATTGACCTGGTTTATCGTGAAATTATTACAAGAGAAGGGAAAAACCCTAACCATTTGCAGATCCTCGTTGCCATCCATAAAAGGCTCAGTGATGAGAGACTTTATCGAAATACTATCGAAATATGGATTATACTCAGAAGAAAAGCACAACAAATCAGAAAATCTTTACTTCTTAGGAGGCAATGTCGTAGAGTTCGTCTCTACCGATCAGCCACAAAAAATAAGAGGTCGTAAAAGAAACTACTTGTTTATAAACGAGGCGAATGAGGTAAACTACGAATCTTGGATGCAGTTAGCATTAAGAACCACAGAAAAGATTGTAATTGACTATAACCCTTCTGATTACTACTCTTGGATTTATGATAAGGTAGTTCCTAGAGAAGATGCTGACTTTACCATTACTACCTACCTAGACAACCCATTTCTTGAAAAATCAATCGTAGATGAGATTGAGAGGCTTAAAACAGCCGACCATGAATATTGGCGAGTTTATGGCTTAGGAGAGAGGGCAATATCCCAAGCGACCATTTATACGCACTGGAAGCGTAGAAGGAACTTCCCTGATGGCGGAGATGTGTTTTACGGACTTGACTTTGGCTTTAACAACCAAACAGCCCTTGTTAGGGTTAAGAACTTTGATGGCGAGTTATTTGTCGACCAATTAATCTACGATACCAAAATGTCAACCGCTTTACTAATCGATAGGATGAGATCACTAGGCTTAGATAGGAACTCAGAGATATATGCCGACCCTGCTGAACCGAAAACCATCTCGGAGGTGAATAAGGCAGGATTTAACTTGAAGAGTGCTGTTAAAGATGTTTATGCAGGAATCAACAAGGTAAAATCATTTCCTTTGCATATCAAGTCAGAGTCCTTAGATTTGCTTGATGAGATTAAAAACTACAAGTGGAAGACCGATACAGATGGCAATACACTTGATGAACCTGTGAAGTTTCGAGATCACTTAATGGACTCTATGAGGTATGCCATATACACAAAATATGCGAAACCTAAAAGAGGGTGGGTTGTATAGCATAAAAATTTGTTACTTTTGTAAAAATAATATATAGCGTGAATTTAACGGACATACTAAAGGCAGCTAACCCTTTT